ATGGCGGACATCATTCTCAATAAGCCGGAAGCGGGCACTCAGGCCGTCTTCGAAGCGGCCGGGGACAGCCGAATCGACCTCAACTTCCCTACTGATCAGGCAACGCTGGAACGTTCCGGCAATGACCTTATTTTCCGTTTCGACGACGGCAGCACCGTTGTCCTGCGTGATTTCTATACGGCCTATACCAAGGACTCCATGCCCGACTTCGTGATCGAAGGCACTCCGATCGCGGGCGAGCAATTCTTCACGGCCCTGAACGAACCCGACCTCATGCCCGCGGCCGGTCCGGCGGCAAACGCCGCCAGCGCGGACGGCGGACGCTTCCGCGAATATGCCGACGACGCCCTCATCAACGGTGTAAACCGCCTTGACGGGCTCGACCTGAGCAGCAACCGCGCCTTCTTCCCCGAGCGCGACCCGTGGGGCGGCCTGCGCGGCGACGATACCCCCAACTACGCGCCGACCCTCAGCGTCAGCGGCTCGCTCGGCGTCATCGAATCCGGCGTGTTCCCCGGCGGCAATGAACTCTACGAGGGCGTCCCCTCCATGTCCGGCAGGGCCACCGGCACCGACGCCAACGGCGACACGCTTTCCTTCGGCTTCATCGACGCGAACGGGGCGCAGGTGACCAGCATCGTCACCCCCTATGGCGTGATGGCAATGGCCCCCGACGGGACCTACACCTATACCATCGACAACGCTGATCCCGATACCAACGGCCTCGCTCTTGGCGAAACCCGTACCGAAACCTTCACCGTCTACGTGAGCGACGGACGCGGCGGCCTCGCCACGCAGGAAATCACCGTCACTCTCACCGGTACCAACGACCGGCCCGAACTCTCCATCGCCAACGCCGCGCAGGGCATCCACGAAGACACAGCCTCCGTGGGCGGCACATTCGCCGTGCAGGACCCGGACAGCGACAGCGGGCAGAACCAGACGTTCCACATCGAAGGCGGCAGCAACACGCCCGCCGCCGACGGCACCAGCCCTTCTGACGGTTCCCACTCCGCCACAGGCAGCACGGACGCCACGTTCACCACGGACTACGGCACCCTGACTCTCGATCCCGCCTCCGGGCAGTGGACCTATGCGCTCAACAACGCCAGCGACAAGGTCCAGCAGCTCAATGCCGGGGAAACCAAGGTCGAAACCTTTGAAGTGACCGTCACCGACGAGCACGGCGCGACCTCCACCCAGACCATCACCGTTACCATCACCGGCACCAACGACATCCCGGTGATCGACACCGATCAGAGCAACTTCCATCTCGACTTCAAGGAACAGGGCGTCTACCAGCCCTCGGAAAACGGTGGCGGCAACACGCCCACGACGCCCGGCGGAACGGGCGAAGGCCAGCATCAGACCGGAACCCTTTCCGGCAGGATCTTCGCTTCCGATGCCGACAAGGAAAACGGGGCGGGCTCCACGGAGCACGATGTCAACAAGCTCAACTTCCACGTCGAGCACGCAGGATCGAGCCTGACCGACGGCGGCGCCTCCACCACTGTGACCGGAACCGGAACCCCCGGCACCGGGGACGTCGTCTATGCCTACACCTCCGCCTACGGCACCCTGACCTTCCGCGCGGACGGCTCCTACGAGTACACGCTCAACAACAAGAATCCCGGCGAAGCAGGTGCGGACGGCAATGCCGTCAACAACCTCGCCCTCGGCCAGACCGTGACCGAGACCTTCACCGTCTACGTCACCGACGCCCAGACCGGCCGGAGCGTGCCCCAGACCATCACCGTCACCATCAACGGCACCAACGACGTCCCCACGCTTGATCTGTCCAACGACAATCTCAACGATCTGCTCGGCGGCGCCGGCAACCTCCATGTGGTCGAGGACGGCGTGGGCCGTGACGACGCCAACACCCCCACCACTGATCCCGGCAAGGAAAACACCTCCTTCACGGGCCATACCACCGACACCGGAACCGCCAGCGGCAATGACGTCGACGCAGGGCATATCCTGTATTTCGGCGCGGCCGCGGGCGAGGACACCAAGACGTTCGATCCTTCCGTATTCAACACGGCCGACTCCACCGCCACGGGCGGCGCGGCCTCTTCCGTGGTTGCGGGCGGCCAGTACGGCAGCCTGACGATCAACTCCAATGGCTCCTACACCTACGCCATGAAGGGCGAAGGCGAAAACGTCAGCTTCGAGCTCGACGGCAAGATCTACACCTCCCTTGATCAGCTCGCCGAAGGCGACACCATTTACGAAACCTTCACCATCTACGTGCGCGACGAGCACAATGCGTGGACGGCGAAGACCGTCACCGTGGCCATCCACGGCACCAACGACATCCCCACCCTCGACATCACGGGCAGCGACTGGAACATCACGCAGGGCGGCGATCTGTCCATCGACGGCACCTTCACGGTCACCGACAACGACCGCGACGCCGGGACGGCTCAGGCCTTCCATATTGCTGGCGGCAAGGACACCTCCGGCACGGGCACTGACGGCGCACACGGGACCGACGGCGACACGAACGCCACGTTCACCACGGACTACGGCACGCTGACCCTCGATCCCGCCACCGGACAGTGGACCTACGAAGCCAACCCCGACGCGATCAAGGGACTCGGCAAGGACGAAACCAAGATCGAAACCTTCGAAGTGACCGTCACCGACGAGCACGGCGCGACCTCCACGAAGGAGATCACCGTTACCCTGCACGGCACCAACGATACGCCGTGGATCAAGCAGACTTCCATCGAACTGAAGGAACAGGGGGTCTATGACAGGCCCGAAGATTGGATTAAGGACGACGCCAATACCTCCACGACTGAAAAGGTCGGCGGCACATGGATAGGCGCCGGCGAGCACAAGCTCTCCATTGAAGGCGATCTGTCCCTGAATGCGGGTGACCTGGACGTTCACGACAAGCTCACCTATGGCATCAACGGGCTGACCACAGGCAACGGCTCCGCCGACAGCCTGAATGTGGCGATCAAGGGCAGTGACCCCGACGCTCCCGATACCGTGGAAGTTAGGGTCATCTCCTCCACGTTTGATCCGAGCAATCCGCATATCCAGATCATTGAGACGAACTACGGCACGCTCACCCTCGACACGCAGACCGGCAAGTTTACCTTCGACATCAGCGGGTCCGACGCCGACAAGCTGGCGCAGGGCGAAGAGCTGAACTTCAACTTCCGCACCACCGTCGACGACGGGAACGGCGGAACAGCCGAACACATGCTGGCCGTGAAGATCAAGGGCACCAACGATCGGCCCACGCTCGATCTGGTTGAACCCACCCACGGCGACAACGTCACGGTCGTGACCGACGATAAGACCGGCGAAGTCAAGTTCGACATCACCGAAAAGGCCGACGTCGCCAACGACACCACCGTTTCCGGGACGCTCAAGTCCGACGACGACGATCGCGGGGCGAACCTGCGCTACGGCGTGGCGCTCGGCAAGCAGGACGTGGAGTCCGAAGCGGGCCGAAACCTCGCCTTCGGTTCCGGTTCCGACGGCAAGCCCGGCATGGGCGAACCGCTCCATCAGGTCGGCGGCAAGATCGTGATTGAAGGCAGGTACGGCACGCTGACCATCGATCCGGAGAGCAATACCTACACCTACAAGACCAACGAAAACGCCGACCGTCTCGGCCTCGACGCCGACGGCAACCCGCAGACCGGAACCGACGAGTTCACCATCTACGTGCGTGACGAGCACGGCGCGTGGACGGCGAAGCCCATTTCCGTCACGGTCACCGGTTCCAACGACACGCCGACGATTACGGCTGACGACGCCGAGCACTGGGTCAAGGAAGCGGGCGTCGTGGACACCTCGACGGACCACGGCTCCACCACCGACACGGCGAAGACTCCGGATCCCTCCGACGATTCCCGCGAGCTGACCGACGCGGATACCAGCCTCTCCCGGAATGAAATTTCCGGTCAGGTCCACGTCAAGGATACCGACACCACCGACACCCTGACCCTCGACATCGGGGCGAAGGAAGGCTCCGGCACGACCCTCATCGGCGATCCCAAGACGGACGCCAACGGCAACATTACGCTGGAAACCGAATTCGGTTCCATCATCCTGCACAAGGACGGGACCTATACCTACACGATCGACGAAGACAAGACGCAGTCCCTCGCGCAGGGCCAGACCGAGAAGGAAATCTTCACCATCACCGTGAGCGACGGGCACGGCGGCACGGCCTCCGTGGACATCACGATCAACATCGTGGGCACCAACGACCGGCCTACTCTGACCCTGACTCCGACGAGCGACACGGTCGTCAGTGATCCCGGCTACGACAAGGACCATAATGAAGTCGCGGAAGACCTCACCGTCACCGGTACCTTCGAGGGTGCTGACCCCGACTCCAACCCCACGCTCGAATACGGCGTAAGCACCAGCGCAGGCAATCGGGACACCGCGTTCGACGCGAACGGTAACAACCCCGGCATGGGCGGCGGACATCATTCGGCCACGGGCACGTACGGCTCCCTGACTATTGATCCGAGCACCGGCGAGTACACCTACACGCTGGACACCGCCAAGGGCGGCGCTGCGGACAAGCTCGGCCTCAAGCCCGACGGCAAGCCAGAACAGGGTTACGATACCTTCACCATCTACGTGCGCGACGAGCACGGAGCATGGTCCGAACAGACCATCACCATCACCGTCAACGGCTCCAACGATGCGCCCGTCATCGCCAAGACCGAGAATACGCTCACGGTGACGGAATCCGGTTTCGATGAGCACAACAGTACTATCATCGGCACGAAGTCGGACAAGGGACAGGTGGGCGCCACCGACGTGGACACCAGCGATCAGGGCAAGCTGACGTATTACTTCTCCGACAAGGCTCACAACCCCGTCACGTTCGGGAAGGGCGACGTGATCGGCCATCTGACGCTCGCCGACGGTACGAAGACCGAGATCACGGTTACCTCCGTCAAGCCGGACGGAACCATCGTAACCGACTACGGCACGTTCCATCTGGACACCAAGACCGGCGAGTACACGTTCACGAAGACCGAATCCACCGGCAACGCCACCGATCAGCTCCAGCTCGGCGACAAGGTGGAACTCGACTTCTCCATCAGCGTGAAGGATTCCCACGGCGAAACGGCTTCGAGCACGCATGACGTCACCGTCGTGATCAACGGCTCCAACGACCGGCCTTCCGCCACGATGCAGGGCATCACCGTCAAGGAGGCGGGTGTCCATGACGGCAACACCGCGACCACGGCCGATACGGACGGCACCCTCGGCGCTGGCGAGCACCGGGTCACCTCCGGTACGCTGAATATAACGAACCTCAAGGACGTGGACGACGACATCAGCAAGGGGTTCGGAACCGGAGAGGATCAGTTCAAGATCAGCTTGCGGGGCTCGGGCAATTGCGGCACGCCGAGCCACAATGCCGACGGCACGTGGACCATGACTCACCTGCTGAGCAATGGCGGAGACTTCAACAACGTCAGGGCCACCCTCTTCAACTCCAACTTCCCGAAGGACGCCTTCGACAAGCTCGAAGCGCAGCTTCGAGCCGAAGGGCTGCTGGGACAGAATCAGGATCTCACTTACGGCAACGCGGCTTCCATCCTCTCTCAGGTGGCGCTCGGCACCCTGACCGTCAACCCGGACGGTTCATACTCCTTTACCCTGCCACCGGACGGCTCGGCGGGCAGCATGCTCGTGAACATGTTCGGCGCGGACAACTCCTCCAACCGGACCATCAACTTCTCAGTCACCGACCCGCACGGCGGCGTTTTCAACGGTTCATTCGGCGTCACCATCAAGGGCACCAACGACCGGCCCGAACTGGAACTGCTCGGCGGCGATGATCACCGCCTCGTTATTTCCACGGGTACGACGCCCGACGGAAACGCGACGACCCACGCCACAATCACCATGACCGAAGATGACAAGTCCTTCTCGGCCAATGCCAAGGGAACGGACGTGGACTTCGGTTCCAGGCTGACCTACGGCATCGCCGGAGGCCATATCGGCGACGCGGACAGTGCCGACATCAATGACCTGAAGGCGGCCTTTGACGGCGACAAGGGCATGGGCAACGCTCATACCCGGATCGAAACCGAGCACGGCGTGTTCACCATCGACTCGTCCACCGGCAAGTATACCTACACGCCGAACGAAGACCTGGTCTACGGCGAAAAGTACACGGATGAATTCACCATCTTCGTGCGCGACGAAAAGGGCGCGTGGTCGCAGCAGCACGTCACCATCAACGTGACGGGCGGCGCTGACGCCCCGATCCTCGTGGGCAAGCTCCCCAACGCGATCATGGCCGAAATCACCGAGGCGGGCGTCGTGCCCAACACTAATACGGACGTGGACGGCTCCATCCACGTCAACGGCCAGCTCGTGGACGGCCACTTCAACAGCGGCGGGCACGCGCTCGGCTCGTTCGAGGTCAAGCAGGTCGACACAGGAGAGGGCGCGGGGCATCTGATCGCCGGGTTCGTCGTGGGCGGCAAGTTCTACGCGGGCGACCTGCACACCGACTACGGGACCCTGCACGCCGAAGTCGTCACCGAGAACGGCGTGTCCAAGATCGTCTACTCCTTCATCCTGCCGGAACCGGGCACGAAGGAAGCCGCGAACCTCGACGCCCTCGACGCGGGCCAGCGTGAAAAGCTGTTCGACAACCTCAAGGTCGGCGTCTACGATTCCGCCCACGAATCCCTCGTGAACGGCGGCGCCAACGCGGACGGCTCGTTCAACATCAATACCGGCAACTCGAACCTCATCCCCACGCAGGACGTGGATGTCTACGTGAAGGGGACCAATGACCGGCCCGTCTTCACCGACGAAAACGGGAACGTCATCGCCGAAGTCGTCACCGACGCGAACGGGAAGACCTTCACGAAGATCACTTCCGACCAGACCAGTGAAGGCGTGTTGCAGGAAGACGGCAGCCACACCCTTTCGGGAAACCTGAGCGCCCACGACCCCGACAAGAGCCACGGCGACGCGGCGGGCAACCTCAGCTACAGCATCGAGAGCGGCGGCAAGCTGGTGCAGATCATCGAAGGCAAGTACGGCATCCTCAAGCTCAATCAGGATGGCAGCTACACCTACGAGATCACCAAGCCCGAGCTGCTGAAGGAGCTGAATGCAGGCCAGAGCCTCACCGATTCCAAGCTCCCACAGGAAGTGTTCGACGTCCGCGTCACCGACCCGCTCGGGGCCCACAACTCCGGCAAGCTGGTCATCGATGTTACCGGAACGGCGGATATGCCGACCATCAGCTTCAATAACACGGTGATATCTGAGGATAACGGCTCGATCGTAACGCCTTCGGAAGGCGATCACAGCCATGATCCCTCCATCACCGGACAGTTGACGCTGGGCGGCAGGGTCGACGCCGAAGACATCGGCGGCAGCCTGACGTGGACGAACAAGGGACAGACCGGCTTCGCCACGGGCGCGGACGGCAAGCCGCTCGGCACGCTGAACATCGATCCGGAAACGGGCGAGTATACCTATACGCTGACCGAAAACGGCTCGAAGATCGTCCAGTCCATGAACGATGGCGACGTCAAGACCGAAACCTTCAAGGTGCAGGTGGAGATCGAAGGCGGCAAGATCGTCGAGAAGGACATCACCATCACCATCAAGGGCACCAACGACGCCCCGACCTTTACGGATACGGTTACCGGCCTTGAGGGCGACGTGAAGCAGGACGCCTTCGTCGATCCCGATGGAAGCGACGGCGGCGTCCCCGGCGTGGTCTTCACGGGGACCCTCTCCGGCGCGACCGACGTGGACGATCCGGACGGCCAGCTCCGTTTCATGCTGGTCGGCAAGGATGGGAAGCCCGTCACGGAACTCAAGACCGAATACGGCACCATCGTCCTCACCTACGAGACCGCGGCGGACGGTTCGATCATCACGCATTACAAGTATACGCTGGACAACGAGAGCACGAAGCTCGACGAAGCCCTCAATAAGCTCCAGAACGGCGAGACGCTGCCCGACGGCGCGAAGGTCGTGGTGGTCGACCCCCACGGCAAGGTTTCCGAGGAGCAGAAGGATCTCACCATCAACATCCATAAGCCCGACAACGAGGGTGGATGGGACGGGGGAGCGGGCCTCATCATCGACGCCGACAAGAGTGAGTTCAACGGCGCGGTGGTCGAGGACGGCAGGGATCTGCCGCAAACGCCTGATGTCACAGAAGGCCTGATCTTCGAAGGCCAGCTCCATGCCAAGTGGGACGGCGAAGGGCACACCGGAACGCCTCCCGACCGCGTCTTCGGCATCGAAGAAAAGGATGAGTTTGGGCACGGAACCGGAAAGCAAATCCAGAGCAGCGCCGCCGACGGTTTCGTAACCGCGGAAGGCAAGTACGGCTACCTCGTCGTCGATCCCGTTACCGGGAAGTACACCTATACACTGTACAACGGCGAAAACGGCAAGCCGGGCAAGGTGCAAGACCTCGCCGAAGGACAGATGGAGAAGGAAGAGTTCAACGTCATGCTCAACGGCACGCGGACAAACTCCAAGATCACCATCACCATCCACGGCACCAACGACGCACCGGTCATCGACAGCTACCAGAATATGACGATTCAGGAAGGCGACGATGGGCTGGGCAATCTGACGACCTCAGAAACCCTGAAGGCGCATGACATCGACAACCTCAAGGGCACGGACGGGTCGTTTGAATCGGGAACTGAAACCGAGACGCTCAAGTACTACTTCCGCGACAAGGACGGCAACGAAACCAACACGCTGACGACCAAGTACGGCACTGTCACGCTGACCTTCGATAAGGACGGCAACTGCACCTACACCTACACGACCGGCAAGGGAACGACCGCGCTGCCCGACCACCTGCCAAAGGGCGAGTCGCTTCCCGATTCGTTCATCATCTACGTGCGTGATGAACACGGCAAGGAGGTCGAGCAGGAGATCACCGTCACCATCAACGGCACCAACCACGGGCCCGAAGTGGTTCCGGGCGAGCACGCCCTGAACGTTGCGGAGGACGTGACCGTCTCGCAGGAAGGCAACCTGAACGATATCATCAAGGATGACGAAGGGCTGACCAACCTGTACTTTTCCATCAACGGCAAAGGAACGGTCGTGGAAGGCGAGTACGGTACGCTGCACATCGATCCGGCTACCGGAAAGTATATCTACACCCTGAACAATGCCGACCCGGAAGTGCAGGGCCTCAACTCCGAGGACAACATTCAGGAAATCTTCACGATCACCGTAAAGGATAAGCACGGGGAAATGACGACCGTTGATGTCACGGTCAACGTCAAGGGCACCGACGACACGCCCGAGCTCACACTCGGCAAGGTCCTCTCCGTGCGCGAAGGCGACGCTGACGCCGTTGGTGACACCGCCGTGGGCTTCGACAAGGATATCGCGGATCAGGGGCACCTGACCTACTCCTTCGGTAAGGATGCCGACGGCAATCCTCTTACTGAAATAACCAACGAATACGGTACGTTCACCATCGATCCCAAGACCGGTGCATACACGTTCACGCTCGACAACACGTCCGAAACCGTGCTCAAGATGGCGGCGGGCCGTTTGTACGAGACTTCTATTAATGTGACCGTCACTGACACATCAGGACTGTCAGATACAAAGGAACTCGTCGTCAATATCGAAGGCACCAACACCGCCCCCGTCATCACGAGCGGCGAGCACGGCGTCATCATCGCCAACCCGGCTCCGCTGGTTGAAGACGGCGGCGTCTCCAAGGTGACCGGACAGGTGACGGCCCGCGAATACGACGAAGGCGACCACGTCGTTGCCTTCAAGTTCGTGAACGACAAGGGCGAGCTTGTCGACTCGCTCACCGGCAAGTACGGCACCATCAGCATCGATAAGGACGGCAACTACACCTACACGTTCAACAACGGGCAGGCGCAGCATCTTGGCGCTGGCGAAATGACCGCCGAGCACTTCAACGTCGTCGCCGTCGACACCTACGGAGCGCAAACCACGACGCCTTCCGACCTGCAGATCCAGATTCAGGGCACCAACGACGCCCCTGTGATCACCAGCCCTACCCCCGTACTCAACCTGACGGAACTGGCCAGCGGGCAGGCCGAAATAACCGGTACCATCATGTTCAACGATGCGGACAAGAAGGCCGACGGAACCTTCTATGACACGCACACCTTCTCGGTCAGGCCCGCCGGAGCGGCCGAGGCGGAAAACGGTGCAGCAGCCGAAGGCAAGTACGGTACGCTGACCATCGATGAACACGGCAACTACAAGTACACCCTGATCAGCGACGCGCTCGGAGAGGGAGACAAGTACACAGAAACGTTCACGGCCACCGTGGACGACGGCAGGGGCGGAACCGCCACCCAGACCATCACCGTCAATCTCACCGGCACCAACGACGCCCCGGTGATCAGGGAGTCGCACACCGACAACGGAACCACGGGGTCCTTCATCTTCACCGATGCCGATGTAAAGGCCGATGGCTCCTTCTACGATACGCATTCCTTCGCCATCAGCGTCGACGGCAAGGCACACGGCGTAACGCTGGATTCCACCGGCACGCACGGCACCGTCACCATCGACGGCCTGGGCACGTTCGAGCTGACGCAGGGCGACGGCGGCAACTGGCACTACGCCTTCACCGCCAGCCCAGAGGCCATAGCCGGGGCCGCTTTGGGGAGCCTCGTGACGCATGACTTCCAGATCATCGTCAATGACGGCCATGCCACGGCGATGACCCCGGCAGGCGAAGATTCCCTGTCTGTGAGCTTTATGGGCACGGGTACACCCCCTGCAGACATGGATCTGGGCAACCTGACGCCGGGCATGGCCCAGGGCGATCATCTGCCCGGAATGGATGCGGACGGACACCAGCTCGCCTACGCCTTCGACAAGGCCGTGGACGGCAACATCCAGGGAGAATTCGGGAGCCTGCATTTCAATGCGGAAACCGGACAGTACACCTACACTCTGGACACCTCGGAGGACGGCCTCCACAAGCTGGCGCAGGCACAAGCCGACGGTTCCGCCCTGAAGGAATCCTTCGGATATACCGTAAGCGGTCATGAGGGCCATTCCAACGGCTCGCTGGAAATCAACCTGACGGATCTGCACACGCAACTCGGCCACGCCGGAGCCGATACGCTCGGCGACCAGACAGCGGCGCATTCACAGGTGATCTTCGGCGAAGGCGGCGACGACGTCATCCACGGCGGCGCGGGCAACGATTGGCTGTTCGGCGGCGAAGGGGACGATCAGATCTTCGGCGGCACGGGCGACGACATCCTGTACGGCGGCGCGGGTAACGATTACCTCGACGGCGGGACGGGCCACAACTCGCTCTACGGCGGGGCCGGAAACGATATCCTCGTCTACAACCAGGGCATGGCCCACGCCAGCGGCGGTGAAGGCATCGACTTCCTCGTCGGAGCCGAAAAGGACACGTTGGACAGCCTGTTCGCCAACCCGGACAACAATCCCATCCAGAGCGATATCGAAGTGCTCATCACGTCCAAGCCGGACAGCCTGAGCCTTACGAATCTGGATGATCTGAAGAGCATCGGCATCTCCATAGAGGGCGATAAGCTCCACCTCTCCGGGGATTGGGCACCGACGGCTATCGGAGGAGAGGAACACGGAATCAGCCTCGGCAATTACGCCGAGTTCACCCATCACAGCGACCACGGAGACATTACGATCCTCGTGCAGTCCGGTACGCCGGCCACTGACGACCTGGCGCAGCAGATCGTCCAGAACACGCTGAACCACGGACAAGGCTGATCCTGAAACGCAGCCGGAAGCCTTCCGGCTGCACCAAACACCTTATCCATCAATTCTGAAAAAAGAACCCACCGGCCTAGCCGGTGGTTCTTCATATGCGCCTGTAAGGCTCTGTTACCAGCAGCGCCCTAACAGGCGCATAGCGAATCTGGCATCGGCATTTCTGTTACTTGCGGCCCGTAAACGGGCTACCCGGATAGGGAAGGCAAAGCTGCGTACCCAGTTTATCCTCTTCCAGCTGTTTCTTTATGTAATCCCTAATCTTCTCTTTGTTCTTGCCTACCGTATCCACGTAGTAGCCCCGGCACCAGAATTCACGATTGCGGTATTTGAACTTCAGATCGCCAAATCGTTCATACAGCATCAGGCTGCTTTTACCCTTCAGATACCCCATAAATCCCGACACACTCATCTTGGGTGGTATCTCCAGCAGCATATGTACATGATCCGGGCAGCATTCCGCTTCGAGAATTGTCACTCCTTTCCATTCACAAAGCCTGCGCAATATCTCGCCGATCTCACGCTTCTTTTCCCCATAGAAAACCTGTCTGCGATATTTGGGGGCAAATACCACATGGTATTTGCAGTTCCATTTTGTGTGGGCTAAACTTTGAACGTCACTCATTGTGACCTCCTTTTGATTTGTTGCCGTTTGCAGTTGCCAGACCGCAAGCTTTACTAACAAATCAAAAGGAGTTTTTATAACATATGCAAAGCTGTAAGCTTTTCGGAACCTCCCGCCTAGCGGGAGGTTTTCTTTTTATACAAAAAAAAAGGCAGCCTCGAAAGGCTCCCTTTTTTATGGAAAGGATTTTATTGGCATAACTTATTAATAATATTGTTTTTAAGTGTCATTTTCCGCACCATTTTGTACCCAATTGGTGTAAGCGGACAGGGCTATTGCTGCACGGCGTTGGGACGAGACGAGTGCGTGGGTATAAAAGCCTCCGGTAGTAGTGATATTCTTGTGACCAAGCTGCGCCGCTATCGCTGCTATGTCTATCCCATTCGCCAACATTTCAGCTGCGACGATATGACGCAACGCATACATAGGCATTGCCCCCCCTGCTTTCTTGCAAGCTCGTCTCCATGTATCTTTGTACTTCGACTTACTGACAGCTAACCCCCTCCTATCATAGCAAACCAAGATTTGTCCCACTTTCATGTCTTCTTGATAGCGTGGGCATGCTTCCTCAAAGTATGTTTCTGGCGGGAACACAAGTTTTGTGCTATTAACCTTATTGGTTTTCCAATCAAATACGGACCATTTTAAACTGAAAAGTTCGGACACGCCGGGACGCAGACACAGAGCTATAGCCGTTTTTGCCGCCCACTGAAGCCACGGAGGGAGCACTGGAAAGAGTTTGTGGAAATCTTCCAGGGTTCCTGTTCGTGGCTTGCTTTTTGCTCCGGGAAGCTGCCGATACTTTCCCCAAGGATTTTCATGGGGCAAGTCCTGTTCAACACACCAACTGAGTGCGGCTTTTAGCTTCCCAACATAAATATTGATGCTCGCCGTTGATAGGCCGTCGCTTCTACACCTTTCGCGTACATTTTCGAGGTCACGACGTGTCAACGTATCCACGAAACGGTCTGCAAGGAATTCCGCTGGCCCCTCTCTGTGGCTTCCGTCCTTCCGATCATGCCCGGACACGAGGAATTCATAGATACCTACTGTACTTTCAACATGTTCGGTGTTTTTCAAAAAGACGAGCACCGCTTCCAGCACTGTCAGTTGCGTATTTTCGATTTGGTCATACTGACAATCCGCGTCGAACTGCTGCGCCTCTGCCTCTTCATCAGGACGAAAAGAGCGCTGCCCCCAGCGCCCTTCTTCACCCTTGAACTTGACGCCAAACCTACCGTCACCGCGTTTTGCTACGCTCATGAGCTTTCCTCTTTAAGCCAGCAAATTGTGCCTTCCCTGTTTTGGTGGATAGCGTATCACGACGCGGCTTTCTAGCCCCCTGATTGAGCTCTAGGATTTCGCGGCGTTCAAGCTCTCGAATTTCAGCAATCGTCGTGTCCATATTCTCTCCTACGCGGCCCGCTCGTACACCCGCGTCCCAATCTCAGCGATCTGCGGGTCGACATTTTCGAGCGCATTACAGCGTGGTCAGCGTTTTGAGCAGGTTGTGCCAATGAAGGTCCCGGAAGTAGGCGGGGCAGGTGTTCCGGCAGTCCTCAAGGAAGGTCAGCCCGGCCCACACGCCAGAGGCCCACAGGCTCCATTTCTTGGCGTCATCGGTTTCAGTAAGTGCAGAATCGACATGTTCCGCCAGTATATGGAATCTCCTATCGAGGTCTCGCTTTGCGCCGGAAGACAACCTGCGCTGGACACCATCGCTACACCGTTCGATCCAGCGGTCGACCTTCTCGACCTACTTTCCAAGGTCTCCAAGCTGAGGAAGCATTTCGGGCTTAAGGAGGGATAGCGCCACGGTGATCATGGACAGGGACAGAACACAGCGGGTGTACTGGATGGCCTCGTGGGGGTATGGGATTACGGGGTTGATGGGTCTTCGCATGTCGTTTCTCCAGAAAAAGGGAAAGCCCCGGGCATTAGTGAGGGGCTTCCTTTGGCTTCAAAAAAAGGTTGTCGGGAAAAGAGATTGAGAATAAGGTAGTTAGAGATAGGGAGGAAAAACGGAGCTTTTGAAGCCTTTTCAGATGTAACCTGCTGAAAAGCAGAGATACTTTTCAAAAGCCTCTAGGTTATCCGCCGTGCAGGCGGCTTAGAAGTATCTGGTCGGACGACTAGCCACTTCATCGGCATCACCCCCTTCCGGGGCCAGTTGCCCACAACACCTAAAGAAAAAAGGCGACCCACATCAAAGTGAGCCGCCTTTCGTTTGGGGTCATTCGTCGCCTTCGTATGGTGTTACATCCAGCACGTTGTAGGCGTACCTGTGCCTTCGGGATGGTTTGCCCCCTTCCGTGATGGGGAGCACGCGCAGGTCGTAGTAGGGGTAGGAGGGGGTAAAGAGGATTTTATCGACCTTTGCCGGACTGGTGCCGTCGCGATCCCATCCGGAGACGATATCGCCTTCCTTGTAGGGGCAGGCGGCGACGGCGGCGTCACGTTTGGCTACTCCAAGAGCGTTCTTCGCCTGTTGCACGGCGCGTTCGCACCTTCTGACCTCATCAACGAGTTCCATGATTTCAGCGTCGTTCATTACCGTTCCGTGTGATGCGTGTTGAGGTTATGGGTTCATCTTTTGCCTGAGCTGGTCGGCAAGCTCGGGAACCACGCCGAGCAGGGCCGCCCGGAGTATCGGCTCAAGGCTCTCTGCCGCCTGCTGTTCCGACAAAACAGGCGTCGGGGGCGTATCCGTTCCCGCCACATACTGCGGGCCTTCTCCGGTGCGGATCCAAGAGGGATTGAGGCCTTTCTTATTGAAAAGCGTCAAGATCCAAGAATCGGGGATGTGGTTGCGCCGTTTCGCATCCGAGATGCTGCTCTGCTTCACACCGAGCAGGGCGGCGACATCCGTTTGCGTTCGCAGGCCCGTGGACTGAAGTATCCGCTCATAGGCGTCTTGGAAAGGCATGGCAAGTTCTCCTGTGAAAGCCCCCGGATTGGGAGGCTAACGTTTCGGTCGCGGGCACCCGCACACGGGACAGGCCGCAAACTTGTGGCTTGTGCCGCACTTGGGGCATTCCGTCGGCGGCTTGCCGCCGGAGGTTTTCAGTCCCTTGCAGGCGGCGTTGATGTGGGCGAAGTTCTTTGTCTTGCGCTTGCCCGTCCATTCCGGGCGGTTCGGGTCGTCGTAACCGGGCATGGTCAGCCTCCGCAGTAGCCGTAGCGGTCGGGGCAGGTACGGCACGCAGAGCAGATGCGGCATGTTTCCTCATAGGGGCATACCTTCCCGTCAGTTTTTCCGTCTTGCCATTTGGGGCATTCTTCGCCCGTACACTTTTCGTATTCGATGACCTCGCAGTTGATCTGGACACCGTTGACATGGTGCTCATACCTTCGGGGCATCCTTCCATGTCCAGCGGTCCTCGTCGCCGCCGTGTCCGGGATCGGGGTTCAGGCTGCACCCGCCGCAGGGGAAGCCGTCCACGGTGCTGGTGACGTGGGCGCAGGTCTTGCACTCGCGGCGCGGTTCCCAGTTGTCGGCATCGCCGCCGTTTGCCTGTGCGCAGGCTATGCAGGGCTCGGCCTTTTCCGTGCCGTCAGCGGAAAGGTGTCGGCACGACAGGCAGGTGCAGGCGTTGGCGGCGGGCGGGGCGGGCAAGGTGAGCACTTCGGCCCGGCCTTCGCCGTTGTCCGCGGGCTTGTCCGGGGTGACGAGTTCAAGGCGGTGCTGCCGCTCCTCGGCGGTCATCGGGCGGCGGCTGATTTCCTTGCCCGTCACGGAATCGCACCATACGACCTCCATCGTCGTCCGATCTTCAAAGCGGTCGCAGGAGACGGTTTCAAACCGTTTGCCGGAACGGTATTCCGCTGCCGCTTCCGCAGCCTTGGAGACGGAAAGGTCGATGCGTGCCTTGTAGTCCTTCTTCACGGCGAGCAGTTCCGTTTCCAGCTTGTCGCGTTCGCGCAGGGCGTCCGCCATTTCGGAGCCCAGATCAAGGAGCTGTTCATCGGTGAGATCCACCAGCACCTCGATGTTTTCCCGCCCGCAGGCGCGCACGTCATGCGGCCCCGCATCGTCCGGGATGAGCCCGGTGTCTTCCCACGCCTCGCGCAGGATGTCGCAGGCGATGGTATCGCCCACGTCTATGTCCTCGGCGTCATGCAGGAAGGCGTCGGTAGAGAGTTCCGTACCGTGGCCGTGTTTGTCCGAGACGATGCAGCATTCGCCGTCTTCGGAGAACTCATGGATGGTGAGGGTGACGCGGACGTAATCCGTGGCGTCCTGTTGTTCCTGACTCATGAAAAGTCCTTTGCCGGGGTACATGCCCCCCGGCGGGCTCTATGGGGACGGCGCGGGAGGTGGGCGCCGGAAGGTCAGAAAACTGTGACCACGCCGACCGTGCGGAGCAGGGCAAGGGCCTCCTGTACGGTATCCTCATACTTCGGCGCGTACTTGACGCTGAGGGTCAGGGTACAAGCCACGTTCACGGGCGGGGCGAAGGGAAAGCCCTCCTCCTGCTCAATGAACGAATCGGGGCGCGGTTCCGCAGGTTTGACGACGTGGGCGGGCTTGCTCTCTTCGCGGGCCTTGGCTTCCGCCGCATACACCTGCCCGATGATGCCCGCGGCGTCCTCTCCGGAAATGTCCGGCGTCAGGCAGGCCGCAAACTTCGACAGGGGAAGCGCGAAACCGTGTTGTTCCGCCTGAGCCTTTGCCGTGGCCTCCACCAGCGCGATGCGGTCGGCTTTGGCCTGTTCCATCCGGCGGGTTTCTTCGCACTCCCGCTTGTACGCGGCGATGATCCGTTTGATGTCCTCGTGGATCTCGGCTTGCCGCGTGGACTTGTTCAGCCATGAGGGGTTGATGGGGATGTCCAGTTCCGGCACGCCTTCACAGCTCTTGATACTGTCGACGGTAAACTGGACGGCTGCGCGTCGGCCTTCACGGTCGCGCCGCTCGAAGTCCTTGACCTGCGTGTCCAGCGCAGCGCGGGCATCCACGATGCGGGCGATCAGCGCCTTGACCTCGGCGTCGAACCCGTCCAGCGGCCCGTCCTTCCGGGCGTTGTCCATCCCGCTATTTCGTTCTTGATGGCGGGCACGTCGGCTTCCTGTACCTCCAGCCCCGCATACAGCGCGAGGGCGGCATCCAGCAGGGCGGACACGGCGTACTTGTCCCATGTGATGACCAACGGCGTCGCGGTGACGTTCAGGTCAAGCAGGGCGAGCCCGGCGGGTTGCTCCTGCGCGGGCGGGAGGGCTTCCAGAATTTCTGTGGTCTGTGCCATATTCCTATCCTATTGGTTTTGCCTAAAAAGGCACGCCATCGAGGCCGGAGGCTTCGGAAGGGAAGGCGGGGCCGAGGTCTTCATAGTCCGCGGAGTGCCGCCCCTGTGTCTGGCGTCCGCCTCCTTGTCGGCCCTGCTGCCCGTCGCCGTCCCCCTTGCGGTCGAGGAACTGGACGCGCTGCCCCTGAATCTCGGTGACGTAGCGGTCCTGCCCTTGCTTATCCTGATATTTGCGGGTGGAGAGCTTGCCCTCGACGAACACGAGGCTCCCCTTGGCGAGGTACTGCGAACAGGTTTCGGCCTGCCGGTCCCAAAAGACGACCTTGTGCCATTCCGTCTTGTCGACCTTCTCGCCCCTGTCGTTGGTGTAGCCCTCATCCGTAGCCACGTTCAGACTGCATACGGGCTTTCCGGCTTGGGTGTAGCGCATCTCGGGATCGCGCCCGAGCCTTCCAATGATCATCACCTTGTTGAGGCTGCTCATACAATCTCCTGCTGAGGGAAAGAAAAGCCCCGCCTGATTATCAGGGCGGGGCTGTTGTTACGCGGCGCGTTCCTTGCCCTGCGCTTCGATCTTGTGCTGCCGTTCCCGGTACCCCATTGCCGAGGACAGGGAGCGCAGGCACGGGCTCGGCGCCGTGCCGCTGGTGCCGTTCCTGTTCGAGCCGACCTCCCCCATGACCGGGCTCCCCGCCACGGACGATGTGCTGTCCCTGATCCTGCGCATCTACAGACGGGACTCGGAACTCGACAAGATGCTGTTCGACCGGGCCGTCCCCCTGCTCAACGTGGGCGGCGTAAGCCAAGAGCATTGGGACACGTTCGTGGTCGCCAGCTCCAACGCCCTCATGAGCACGGAACCGGGCGGCATCACCGCGCAGTACGTGGAGCCCGTCAGGCACCGCGTTTCAGGCGCAGGCCGAAGCCCTTGCCCGCGACGAGGCCAGCGTGCAGGAAATCTCCCTTCGTATGGTCCGTCCGCAATCCGCCGTGGGAGAGTCCGCCGAGTCCAAGGCCATCGACAAAACACAGCTCGACACGCAGCTTGCCAGCTTCGCCCGGCGCAGCGGCAGCGCGCGGAAGCCCTCTGCTGGAAGCTCGCCGCCCGGTGGCTTGGAGCGAAAGAGGACGGGAGCGAGGCGACGGTGAAGATCAAGGGGCAGACGCCCGCGAAGGAAGGCCAAGGGTGACGCAAAAGCCCCGGCAGTCTAGGCTGACCGGGGCTTTCGCATCATGGAGGGTGATTATATCATCAAAGCGTGATGACTCGCTTACTTCCAATTTGGATCTTCCTTCAGTTGCTCCATCAGAAGAAATTGGATCGCCTTGTCCGGCTTGCCGATAAATATATAACGGGCATATTTACTCGGGGTATCTATTGCTTCAGGTACATCTTTCACTTCAACTATCATTCCCCAAGCTTTTTGAGATGAAGGCTGGTAGGCGCTGATAATGAAATTATTGCCGCAATCATGCGGTTTGCATTGCTGCCTGACAAGATATGTTTCACCATTGCACTGTACCATATTGGCCGTTCCAAGTGCCGTAAGGCCATGGAATATCCACTCAGGGAGATCCGCCCGGCTCTCGCCTTTCAGTGCCTGTTCCCATGCCTGAGCCTGTTTGTCGGATATGGACGAGGCATAGGCGCCGATGCTGGCCAAGAGCAGAATACCCAACACTGCAAAGGCTATGATCGTTTTTTTCACTTCTTTTCTCCTTCGATGATTGCCGGAGGTTTTGCTCAATCACCCTACGGCAAGACTACACGTTGAAGGTCTACTTCTGGAGTCGCTCGGGAACAATATTCCTCAAGCATTATGAGCGGAAGCTGTTTTGGGGTATAGACTCCCTATTTGTACTCCAAGAGTAACACAAAATCTCTCGGAGGGATATGATTAACCGTTCCTTTCCTCTATTATATATTTCTAGATATCGGTCGCCCAAGGAACTTTGTCAACAATGGAACTTCCCCTCACTGAGCACGAGCTCTACCAGAATAGATCAGAGTGTACGCCTCTCCGCTGGCTAGGTATCGCACTCCTACTTTTTCTACAGCAATCGGCTATTCACATAGCGGTTCAGGCTGACTCCCGCCTCTGCGGAGAGGATCGCAAGCTGACGGTGCATCTCAGGCGTCGTGCGGACGACAAAGTTCCCGGAAAACTTGCGAAGGGAAAGCGGCTCAGGGATCGGCTCCTTGTTCGCTTCCATGTCCTTCAACGTATCCGAGACAAGCCGGACGATTCCATGCAAGGCCGCGTCCTGTTCCTCTTCCAGCCATGACAAGCTGGGAAACTCGGCGCACAGCCCCACAAACTCCTGATCCTCTTCCGACCAAATGACGCGATAGGTATACTTTTCCATAGCTACTGAAGGGAAGCCTGTACAGCCCGATGCGGGATGATCCGCATGAACTCCTGCCCCTTTTCCCTTTCCAGAAGGCAGGCTTCATACTGCGCCTGTAAGTTGATCCACATCTCCATGTCAGTCCCGAAATACCGGGCCAGACGCATGGCGGTATCCGTGCTGACGCCGCGCTTTTCGTGCAGGATTTCATGAATCCGTGTGGCGGGGATGCCGAGGGCGATGGCAAGGGCATTCGCGCTCAAGCCGAGCGGGGCCATGTATTCTTCGCGGAGAATTTCTCCGGGATGGATAGCAAGCATATTTCCTCCTAATGATAATCTACTACTTCGACATCATACGCGTTTCCGTCTTCCCATGTGAAGCAGATACGCCAGCGGTCATTGACGCGGATACTGAACTGCCCCGCTCTATCTCCGCGCAGGGCTTCAAGCCTGTTCCCGGTGGGTATTCGCAAAGATTCCAGCTTGGTTGTCGCATGTAGAATCCTCAATTTCCGTACCGCCGAACGTACCGCATCACCTAGCTTACGATGTTCGCCTGTTTCGAAAAGATGCTGTGTTTCTTTGTCCTTGAAGCTGGCAATCATACAACGTCCTTCGTATTACGATAAACAGAATATATACTGTCTCCATCCTTCCTGTCAATTCTTTCCCTCCACAAAAACACTCAAACAACCCCTTGCGGCACATCCCTGCTGCGGGTCTATACTCATGCCCAATTATGCGGGCCTGCCCGCCTATCATGGCGTGATGCCGAAGAATACCCCGGCGTGAAGCCCTAACCCGAACCGAGAAGGATACCATGAAACTCAAGCTCGACGAAAACGGCCATGTGGTGGTGAAGGACGGCTTCCCCGTATGGGTTGCCGAAGATGGTGCGGAGATTGCGTATAACGTCCCCGACCTCGTGAACAAAATTTCCGCCGTCAACGCAGAATCAGCCGGACGGCGCAAGGACATCGACGCCCTGACCGCCAAGTTCAAGGAGTTCGAGGGCATCGACCCGGAAAAGGCCAAGGCCGCCTTGGAAACCGTCGCCAACCTTGACGCCGGGAAGCTCATCGACGCGGGAAAAGTCGACGACCTCAAGATGGAAATCAAGAAGTCCTATGACGGAAAGATTTCCGATCTCGAAAAGGCCCTCGCCGACTCCAAGAAAGATTCCGCCGACAGGCTGGCCGCCAAGGAAGCCTCCATCCGCACGCTGCTGGTCAAGGGCATCTTCGATTCCAGCGCGTTCCTGAAGGACAAGACCGTGCTTCCCTCCGACGTGGCCTACGCCTCGTTCGGCAGGCATTTCGAGGTGAAGGAGGAAAACGGCGAGCTGCGCGTGGTCGCCACCATGAACGGCCAGCCCATTTTCAGCCGCTCCGATCCCGGCACCTTCGCCGCGCCCGAAGAGGCGCTTGAGGCCATCATCGACAAATACCCCATGAAGGACCGCATCCTGAAGGCCCCGGACGGCGGCTCCGGCAGCCATCCCAACTCCGCGTACGCCCCCGGCGCAAAAATCATCCCCAAGGGCGACATGAGCACCTTCGGAGCCAACCTTGAAGCCATCGCCAAGGGCGAAGTAACCGTCGCGGCCCAGTAGCCGCGCGCACCAAGAGGATTTTTCCATGAACGATCTGTCCAAAGTCGTCGACAAGCTGCTCGCACAGGGTCTGCTTGCCCTGCGCGGCACCTGCGTCATGCCCCGCCTCGTGAACTCGGACTACAGCAACCTTGCCGCGCAGCAGGGGGCCAGCATCGACGTGCCCATCCCCTCCGCGATCAAGGCGCAGGCCGTCACGCCGGGGGCCACTTCGCAGGACACGGGCGACATCAGCCCCGTGTCCGCCACCATCAAGCTCGACCGCTGGATGGAAGCGCCTTTCTACCTGACCGACAAGGATCTGATGGAGGCCAATCGCGGCGTCATCCCCATGCAGGCCAGCGAAGCGGTCAAAGCCATCGCCAACGACGTGAACGCCACCGCCAAAGATACCGCCTTCATCAAATGCTTTCCCGACGATTCCGGCGTTTACGCCCGCGTCCTGACCGAAACCGAGCTGGATACCCTGCGCGTCAAGTCCCGCACCTTCAACGGCAACGAGAAACGCACCCCCGAACGCATGGATCGCCGCTTCAAGATCCTGCACCTGCAACGCGCCCTCTCCGGATGGGAAGGGCTGGAATTCGAGGACGGATCGCCCATCCCCTTTTCCAAGGAGATGATCAAGGAACTGTGGGAAGTAAACCCCAACCTCATGGGGATCATCTATTCCTGCGTGTCCAGCGAACTCTCTTTCGTGAAGGCGGCGGAAGAAAAAAACTCCGTGACTGGTGCGGACGCCTAGCGGACAACGCGCCAAGCTGTGACGAATGCCGGGAGACATGGGAGCTCGACGGGCTGGAACCGCCCTGCGGCGCCTGTACCTCTTCGGAAGAGGAACTCCTGCCCGACAACCAGCAAGCCATGCATATCTGGCAGATCTGCGACATCCACGCCCGCGACTTCGTAGGCATGGCCGGGCAAGCCCGCCCCATCCGGCTTGAAGCCGTCCGCGCCGAATGCGACCGCACGGGCGACCCGGAAGGGAACTTTCAGAAGGTCATGCTCATTGAGGCGGTTCTGTTCCCGGTGCGGTACTTGAAGAAACGACATTAACCCGAGGGGTTCATATGGACATGTTGAAAGTTTTTGAAAAAGCGGAATTCGGCAGGGTTCGCGTCGTGGAATGCGAGGGCGAGCCGTGGTTTGTGGCCAAGGACGTGTGCGAGTGCCTGGAGCTTACTGATGTGAGCAAAACCATTTCCCTTTTGGATGACGACGAAAAGGGTACGAACAGTATTCGTACCCCAGGCGGAGAACAGCAAATGCTCGTCATTTCCGAACCCGGCCTGTATTCCCTCATCCTCCGTTCCCGCAAGCCGGAAGCCAAGGCGTTCAAGCGGTGGATCATCCACGAGGTCGTCCCTTCCATCCGCAAGCGCGGCCTGTATGCCACGGAAGCGGTGATGGATCGCATCCTCGGCGATCTCGACCTCGGGATTTCCCTGCTCCAGTAGTACAAGTTCGAGCGGGAACAGCGAAAGCTCGTGGAAGCACATCGCGACGAGGCCGTCCGCACCAAGGCGGAAATCGGCTCCCGGCGCGAGGCCACGGCGATGAACACGGCAAGCCGCCTTTCCAAGGAAAACGAACATCTCCGCGACGAGATCGGGGACAGCCGGACATGGGAAGCAGGTGAAGGCCATTCCGTGGCTGGAAGAGGTCTTTGAGGTGTCACAGGCCATGTACTCCGTGGCCGGACGCAAGCTCGCCGACATGCCCCGGCGCATGGGGTACGAAATCAGGGAAGTCGAGGACAGCCGATACGGCAGCGTGAAGGCGTACCACACAGACGTGATCAAGGCATTCCGACATGCGCTGAAAGCCGACCGCAACATGCTCTGGAAATATCGGTGCAGGTGCGCCGCGTAGGGATTGCCGGACATGGTAAAACAGCCCTGCTCGTTGGTGAGACGAACAGGGCTTTTATCTTAAT